ACTTAAAGCATTTAGGAGAAAGAGTGATGGCAAGCACTACATGGCAAGAGAAATACCTCTTTTTGGTATTTTACCAAACGGAAAAAAGACGGGTGCTATTGGCAGGCAATGTACTAATGATTTTAAGATTCAACCTATACTTAAATTTATTAAGAAAAAGTTTAATGTAAAACGAGGCGAGAAGCAATGTAGGGTAGAAGAGTGGGTTGGTATATCTTGGGACGAATTGCAAAGAATGAAGGACTCTAGAGTACCTTGGTCGCAAAAGCGATACCCTTTGATTGAGGCAAGAATTACTAGAATAGACTGTAAAAAATGGCTCAAAGCTAATGGCTACCCTGAGCCGCCTCGAAGTGCGTGTTATTACTGCCCTTTTCATAACAACGAAGATTGGAGGCATCTTAGGAATAATGAGCCTGTAGAGTTTCAAAAAGCTATCAACTTCGACAAGGAAATCCGACAGCAATATGCAAAATACGATAAGATGAAAATGCCTGTTTTTCTGCATTCATCATGTAAACCTTTGGATGAAGTTGATTTAAGAACTGATGAAGAGAAAGGCCAACTCACATGGGACTTTATGGCAGAGTGCGAAGGGATGTGCGGAGTATGAAATTATTTATATTAGCTTGGGTGCAGGTTTCATTGATCTCATTGAATACATGGCAGATTGCTAATCATAAAATTATCGGCTCAATAGTAGTTGGTTTTCTAATCAGCCTAGTTTGGACATTCAATGTTCAGGATATTAGTAAGTCTGACCTTGGGGCGAAGTTTATGTACGCCGGAGGTGCGATGACAGGAACTGCAACAGGTTTGGCATTATCCATTATTTTTTACGACTAAGGATGATTGTTACCCTTCAACCAGATGAAATCCAAGTCTGCCAGATAATAGGTAGGATGCGCAGTCTGATTGCCCGTGGAAACGGAGTCTATGATGCTAAGATGGGTGACCAGGATGGTAGTGATGCGGATGTTATGGGCTTTATGGCAGAGTATGGATTTGCCAAGAAGATGAATTGTTTCCCTGATTTAGGACTAACTCCAAGGAGTGGTTCTGCGGATGGTAAGATGAAGAGTGGAAAGCGTTATGACGTCAAATCATCTGATCTCAGAAAAGCGAGATTGCTAAGTACCAAGAAAGTAAATCCTGATGTGGATATATATGTTCTGTGCGTGGTGAATGGGAACACTTTAGACTTTAAAGGATGGGCAAACAAAGAGGATTTAATCAAGGATGAGAATGAAATAGATCTTGGACATGGTCCCGGCTATGCGTTGGATCAGGATAAACTGAGAAAGTTTGAATGAAAACTAAAGTAACAGAGAAGTTTACATTTGAAGCGGCTCATCGAATCGAGGGAGTTGGTAAAGAGAACGCGAGGATACATGGTCATTCGCATGAGGTATATGTGACTATAAGTGGAGAACCTGATCCACGATATGGTTGGTTAATGGAACAAGGTGAGTTTAAGAAGAAGTGCAAACATATTATTGGTTACCTCGACCACTCGTACCTTAACGAGTTCATGGAGTTGACAACCGCGGAAGCTATAGCTCTGCACATCTTCTCAAGGTTGTCCGAGGATCGTTTTCCTAGTCATATTACTTTGGAATCAGTCAAAGTCTGTAAAGTCGGAATGTGTGCAGAGGTGAGTAATGATTGATGCTCGTTTAGTCTACTTGGCCGGGCCAATTTACGAGCAAGATGACACTTGCATCCGTTGGAGAAAAGCAACGCACAAACTTCTAATGAAGAAGAATGTAATGTGTATGAAACCCACAGATGCAGATTATAGGGGCAGGGAGACAATTGCAGGAATACCCAAGCAGATTGTAGAGGGAGATAAGAAAAATATCATGTACTGCGATACCATATTAGCTAAGTGCGATCATCCTTCATACGGCACAGCAATGGAGATTTACTTTGCATGGAGTCTTCGCAAGCAGGTCATCGTAGTTACAAATTCTTACAGTCCTTGGATTCGCTACCATGCTGATCACATCTTTCCAACATTAGAAGAAGCAATCGAAAATATAGAGTTCCCTGAGTTTGATCCAGGTCAGTCGAAATGATTGTAATGCCATCCAATAACGCAAAAGGCATTGTCCATTATTGGGCAGGTCAAGGTTATCCTGTTGGTTGGTTATTTACTCCTGAGTCTTCAGTAAGGGAACCTGTGCCTTGGATACCTTATGCTATTGATAATGGTAGGTTTGCGGTTTGGTCATCAGGCAAAAAATGGAACGAGCATGATTTCCTCAAGATGCTTGATTACTACAACGAAACGATTTTAAAGCCTCGCTTTGTCAATGTACCCGATGAGGTGGGAGATGCTGATGAAACCAAAAGAATGTGGGATAAGTGGTATCCAATACTTGCCCAATCATATGACTTAACTTGGTCGTTTTGCGTACAGGACGGAATGACTCCCGCAGATGTTCCCACTGAAGCATCCGTTGTATTTGTAGGCGGAACAATGGAATGGAAGCTGCGAAACCTGACTATGTGGACTGATGCATTTGAAAGAGTTCATGTAGGGGCAATTAATAGTTTTAAAAATCTATTAAGATGTCGAGAGTTAGGAGTTGAGTCATGCGATGGCACAGGGTGGTTCCGAGGGCCAAAGATGACAGACACTTTACATAGATATTTTCGCGTACAAGCAGGTGAAGAGAAGTTACCTGAACAAATAGAACTATGCCTAAGATGACTTATGAAAACTACTGATAAAATAACACATAATGACTTAGATAAAGTCACATCATTGTTGGATAAAAAGATAGCATCAATGCAGTGTATGCAGACTGAGTCGATAGAGAAAAATCAAAACATCAAGGATTGGAGACAAGAACTCAATTCATACAAGAAGATGTTTTATTTTTTGATTCATAATAAAAACCGCGAGGTTGTCATTAATGCCTAAGATCACCTACGCAGATGAGGTAGATGCCCACTTTGGTATCCCTTGGATAAATGATTTAAAGTATGAGAAGGGCGAGCTTGCCTGTGCGCTGACAGAAGAACAGATTGATGCACTACCACAGGAGCGCGCTGAGACACTTAGTCGCTTAATGCTCGATCAACCGGGCAGTGAGAAGGAAGATCCAATCCAATGGGGTTGGACTCTTCCTGGGTGGCGCAGGGTGATGGATAATTGGAAGAATGATAAGATCCACATTTGTCTCGGAGGGAACAGAAGTTCTAAAACCACCTTCGCATCCCGTATGCTTGTCCACTTGGCACAGACAATACCAGAAGCAGAGATACGTTCTTTGCATGTGTCAGAGGAGCGATCAATTGCAGATTCGCAAAGGTATATCTGGGAAGCGCTTCCTATGAGGTATAAACGGGCAAAGAAGAAGAGTGAGAGTCATTCCCTGCAATACACACAGAAGAATGGATTTAACTCAGCCAAGGCAATCCTACCACCTTGCACACCAGGTGCTGAGAGGGGTAGTACAATATCCTTTAATAACTACAGGCAGTATCAGGCAGATCCGCAGATATTTGAGGGATGGTCAGCACACTGTATCCATATGGATGAAGAAGCACCTGAACAAATTTTCGATACATTGGTAGGTGGTAGGACAGTTGATTACCACGGACGGGTGCTGTTAACTTTTACGACATTGCAGGGTTGGACACCATTGATTAATAGTCTGTTGAAAGGTGCGGAGACTGTGGAGACTAGATACAGTGAACTGATGGGCCGTGAATTACCTGTTGAACAGGTATCTGTAAATTGGCCTAACTGTAGAATTTATTACTTTTGGTCGGAGATGAGTCCCTTTGTTGATTACAACGAACTGATCCGAACCTATAGCAAACAAACACAAGAGGTAAAACTCGCCCGTTTATACGGGATTCCTAGCAAGGCAATGGAGGGGAGATTCCCTAAATTCTCAAGAGACACAAATGTCATACCCCATGAGAAAATCCCCTTCATTGCTGATGCTACCGTACCCTGCACTAGGTATTTTATATGTGACCCCGGTGGTAGTAAACCTTGGGTAGCCACATGGATC